GGCGGGATCGGGTCAAGAACTCGGCTCTCGCCCGTTTGCTGCGTTACCCAAACGATTATCAGACCATCAGCGATTTCCTGCTCAACGCGGTGCGCTCGCTCTATCTCACCGGCAACGCCTATGCGCTGTGCCTGCGCAACGACCGCTATGAGATCGACGAATGGCATCTGATGAAATCCGAGATGTCGTTCCCGCGCCTTGCGGTCAACGGCGAGATCTTTTACCAGCTGCACGGCAACGACATCATCGCGACGCGGCTGGGCGAGGCAACGTTGCTGGTGCCACAGCGCGACGTATTGCACATCCGCCTGCATACGATGAAGCAACGCTATCCGGTGCCACTGGTCGGCGAGAGTCCGATCGTCGCGGCCTATAGCGATATCGGCGTCGGCAACGCCATCGCCAACCAGCAGGCTTCGTTCTACATGAACGAGGCGCGGCCGTCGGCGGTACTGTCGACCGATTTGAATCTGGATAAAGACCAGGTGCAGGCGCTGCGCGACCGCTGGAACGATCAGGCCAAGGGATTGCATCAGGGTGGCACACCGATTCTCACCCATGGATTGAAGGTCTCGCCATGGGCGGTCGCCGGCAAGGATGCTGCAACCGCCGAAATGCTGAAGCTGACCAATGAGCACATCGCGTTGGCTTTCCGCATCCCGCTGCAGATCCTCGGTCTTGGTGGCGGCGCGACCTATAGTTCGACCGAACTGTTGATGCAGAGCTGGATCGCTTCCGGGCTCGGCTTCTGTCTGAACCACGTTGAGGAAGCCATCGGCGTGCTGTTTCTGTTGAAGGGACAGCCCGATGAATACGTCGAATTCGACACCGCGGCGCTACTACGCTCGGCGATGAAGGACCGCATCGAAGCGCTGGCGCGCGGCGTCATCACCGGCATCTATGCGCCAAACGAAGCGAGAAATGCCGAGGGACTACCTGACGTTGCATTCGGGGAGGAGCCGCGCGTCCAGCAGCAGGTGGTGCCATTATCCGCTGCGGGTGCAATTCCCGCCGCGCCAGGACCGCCGGCGCCCCCAGCGGCAGCACCGGCACCGACCCCGTCCCCGCCCGAAAAAGGCAATCGCGATGACCTACAACGGGAAGTCAGACACCTATTTGAACTCACCGACCGAATCGGACGGCGGCGACTTACTCCTTGACGCCTGGCGTGTCTGTTTGGCGCAGGCGCTCGACAAGCAGCGGCACGAATGGCAGCGCCACACCGAGCTGATGACGGCGCAATCAGCCGCCATCATCGGTCAGCTTGAGGCCAAGGTCGCAACGCTCGAGGCGCGGATCGTTTCCCGTTTGAGCGAACTCAAGGATGGGCCGCAGGGCGAGCCTGGGCCAGCGGGCCCGCAGGGCGAGCGCGGCGAACAAGGTCCGGTCGGCGAGATCGGGTCACGGGGCGAACAAGGCGAAAGGGGAGAGCGGGGCGAACAAGGCGAGAGAGGTCAAAATGGCGAGCAGGGTGAAAAAGGTGCACAAGGTGAAGCAGGCGAAACTGGCTCGCAAGGCGATCAGGGGTCTGCCGGCGAACAAGGCCAGCGCGGCGAAACGGGCGAACGTGGTTCGCAAGGGGAAATTGGCGCCCAGGGCCCGCAGGGCGAGCGCGGATATCTAGGCGAACGCGGCGAGACGGGACCGCCAGGCCCACAAGGGCTGCGCGGAGACAAAGGCGAACAAGGCGCTTCCGGTTTGCTGCCGATGGTCCGGGCGTGGATTGCCGACGGCATTTCTTATCGCGGTGATGTGGTGATCTGCGATGGTGGCACCTGGCAGGCGCAAAAAGATACAGCGCAAAAGCCACCTCATCGTGACTGGTTGCCGCTCTGTGCCGCCGGCCGCGATGCCACAAGCCCGGTGGTGCGCGGCACCTTTGATCCGGAGCAGCGTTACGGCGCACTCAACATCGTGGCGATGAATGGCTCCAGTTTCATCGCCAGATGCGACGATCCCGGCGAATGTCCCGGCGACGGCTGGCAATTGATTGTTTCCTGCGGCCGGGCCGGCAAGCCGGGGCCGAAGGGCGAGCGCGGCGAGCGTGGCTTGCCCGGGGCTATGATCGTGCGCTGGAGCGTTGATCGCGCGGCCTACAGCATCACGCCGGTGATGTCGGACGGTAGCACGGGCGCTGCAGTCAACGTGCGGGCGATTTTCGAGCAGTATCACGAGGACAGCGATGGCTGATATCAGTGTCAACGTCATCATTCCGGCGCTCAGCTACGACCTGGCGACGCTTGCCGAGATCAAGACCCTGATCGGGATCGCGGCGAACGATACATCCGAAGACGCGCTGCTGCAGCTCTGGATCACGCAATATTCCGACATCATCGCAACGCTGTGCAATCGGGTATTTGCCAAGGAACAGGTGGCCGAAACCTGGCGCGGCGACAGCAAGCCGTTCGATACCGACAACGGCCGGGTGTTTCTGACGCACTATCCGGTTTCGCCGACCGACCTGGTGCAGATCACCGGGCCGGACGGTACCGACCTGACCGGCGGCTACGAGCTGGAGCAGAAAAGTGGCAAGCTGCAGTTTTTCAACATCTCGTGGGGCGAGCCGATCCGCATCACTTATTCCGGCGGCTATAATCTGCCGGCGGAAGCGCCGCCGGCGCTAAAGCAGGTGCTGGCGCTGCTGGTCAACTACGCGCGGATATGGCAGTCGCGTTCGCTGGCCTCGGGCGTGCGCTCGATCTCGCACCGCGAAAGCCGGGTGCAATTTTTCGACATCAACCAGGCGCTCGCCAAGATGGGCGGCGCGACCCCGATCGCCATGGCCAATTCGATGGTCGGGCCGCTGCTCTACAAATACACGCGGCTCTATGCTTGAGGTCAAGGCCGAGGGTTTCGACGCGTTATTGAAAAAATTCGAAACACTCGACGCGCAAATCCTTGAGCTGCACAAAAAGGTTCCCGAGCAGCTGGTCGAGTGGCAGACCGTGGAAATGCGGCGGCAATATCCCAACGTTCACGTCGATGAAACGCCGCAGTCGGTCGAGGCGAGCACGGAAATCTGGCCGCGCTCTCGCCTGGAAGAGCCGGGATCCGGATTCAAGCGGCCGCGGCCGGTTGGCAAGAAGGGGCCGACGATGGCGCGCATCAAGAACATCGGCCGGCCGCCACCTTCGACGCGGCCGATCCTGCGCACCGAGCTGTTCACCAAGCTTGCCGATCGTATGGACAGGATTGTGCAGGAGGCAATGAAATGGCCGTAAATCTCGACGTGCTGTTGCAGTCGTCGATCTTCGATTTCTGGGCCATCAACGTCACGTTCTTGCCGAAGAATGGACCGTCCTACGGCGGCCGCGGCATTCTCAATACCTACACGGTTGACGTCCAGGCGCTCGACGGTTCGATCTATTCCGACCAGCGCACTATCCTCGACATCCGCGAGAGCGAATTCGAGGTGATCCCGGTCCAGAACGACCACGTCAATATTCTCGTGGATTGCAACAACGCACCGAAGGGCACCTACCAGATCGTCGATGCCTCGAGCAATGGCGGCGGCCAGACCATGCTGACGATCCGCAAATACGAAACCCTGGCATGAGCTATTCGCTGCAGATCCGCGATACGTTTTTCAACGCGCTGAGTGCCACAACATTCTTTTCCCGCTACACCCGTCGCCGCACCAGAATGCTGCGCATCCAGCACGAGCTGCTGCCCTATCTCGGCGTCTACCTGATCGACGACCCGATGATGCCTGACGGCGACGGCAACGCCGGCGAGGTCCGTTTTCTGCACAATCTCCGCGTCGGGTTCTCGGTGATGGTCGCTGGCAACGACCAGGATGCGCTCGAGGGCGAACTCGATGCTGCCTATGATTGCATTTGCGACCGGCTATGGGCCGATCAGTACGTGATGAACGTGGCCGATACCTATAACCCGACCACTGGCTTCCAGAACGTCGGCGACGTCAAGATCGAAAGCATCGAGCGCGGCATGCGCAAGCACGTCTTCGGCCTCGTCACGCTCAACAGCGAAACACCGGTCGGCGAACTGCAATACGACGTCACCTGCCGACACCGCGAGGGTTTCCCGCCAACGATCACCGACGATCTGCTGCTGATCGACGTCAAGACCGGCGTCAAGCCGGGAGATACCCAGGACGAAATGAACCAGCGCATCCAGATCGAACGCAAATATCAATTCGACCCGTCGAGCTTTGCCGCAAAGCGGGAATTCCAGCAAAGGAGAAAATCCCATGGGCGTTAGCAAGGCATCGCTGCGCGGGCTGTCGATCGATCAGCGCATGAAAAAAATGCAGGAGGCGGCGGCCAAGGAACGCAAGACCCTTCGCGTCACGCCAACCAGCGACGCCATCCGCATGGTGCTGTCGCATCCCAATGGCGGCGGCTTTGGCAAGGAAGGCTCGGCCGAATGGCCGGATGACGGCTTCACGCTGCGCCGGATCGAGGACGGCGACGTCAAGGTCGAAAGTGCCGAGCAGCCGCCTGCCGAGCCGGAAAAGAAATCGCGGGGCGCAAGCTCCGGCGGAGGGAATTAGTCATCGCAGTAATCGCCGTGGCGATAATTGGGATTGAGTTTGCCTGAAATGCCGCCACGTTTCTTGAAAGGAGTGCAATCTCATGCCAATATCCTTTGCAAACATCCCTTCAAATATACGCGTGCCGCTGTATTGGGTCGAGGTCGATCCCTCGATGGCCGGCATCCCGATGATCAATCTTCGGGCGCTGTTGGTCGGCGTGAAGACGACAGCCGGTCAGGCGCCGACGGACATTGCCAAGCCGATCGGCAGCCAGGCGCAGGCCGATCTCGCCTTTGGACAGGGCAGCGAACTGTCGCGGATGTTCACCGCTTTCTTCGCCAATAACTTCAGCAACGAGGTTTGGGGTCTGCCGGTGGCCGAGCCCGTCGGCGGTACCGCAGCGACTGGCACCATCACCTTCACGACGCCGCCGACAGCCGCAGGCACCATCAATTTTTACATCGGCGGCGTCGGTGTTCCGGTCAACGTCT